GCTTCTACGACTACCCCGGGCAGGTGCGGCAGGGGCGCTGTTTGTGACGCTACTACCGATCCCGCTGAATGCATCGGCATTGACCACGAACACCCGCTGCGTGTCATCCCTGCCTGCTAGCGGGTCGTTTGCCGGCGCCGCATCCTTCGGTGTGGCTCCAAACACCTTACCCAGCAGGCCAAGGCCGGTATCGACCACTTTGCTGCCCGTCTTAGGCAGCTCAATGGGCGTACGATCGCTACGGCCCGCCCGGCCGGCCATCCTTTCCAGGCCTCGACCGCGCGCGATGTTCAACACACCACGTCCAATCTTGAACGCACTGGATGCAGTCTTGAGTGCGAGGATGGCCGCCACGGTACCGGTAATGCCTGCCACAACAGCTGGGAAGCTGTCAGACAGCGAGGTAATGCCACGAGCGACGGCAGTCAGGCCCTTCGACGCCATGTCAGTAGCCGGGCGAATCGCGTCGCCAATGCTGCGCATTGCGTCGTCTGCCGCTTGGACTGTCTCGGCCCACTGCTGCGCCGATGTTTCACGGCGCTCGGTCAGGTTCTTGTCGAGGATACCCGAAGCCTTTTGCGAGTTGGCCTTCAGCTCCTCATACAACCCTCTGTTCTGCCCGTAAGCAGTCAGCGCCGCCTTGACCTGCATGTCCGCGAAGATATCGCCCGTGCGCAGGGTCTTTTCCAGGGCATCCAGCGCCGCTTTAGCTTTCTCAGGGTCGACTTCCTTGTCGATCTTGGCCTTGGCCGCCTCGATCTGTTTGGCCTTCGCCGGATCGGTCGCCTCGACGTACTTCATGGCCAGGGCCATGGACGCCTCAATGACGTTCATGCCCTTCTGCAGGCCGGTATTCAGCGAGGATTGATAGTCAATGCCAGCGTCCTTATAGGCCTTGACCACCTCGCCAGAACCGATCTTCTCCATCCAGTTCTTGAAGTTGTTCGCCGCTTCGTCCGAACTGCCGGCGGTCTTCATCTGCACCTGCAGCATCGAGCCGAGCGAGGTCACCGCATCCAACCCGGTGATCCCGTTTTTCTCCATGCCGGCGAGCAACTGCGGGAACCACTTGGCCATGTCGCTGGCCTCGAAGCTACCCGCCTGACCTTGGTAGGCGATCGCCTCCAGCGCCTGCTGCATGACTTTCGGGTCGCTGATCTTGGCGTTTTGCTGCAGCGCCTGGATCATCGATGCAGTGTCGACACCCGAAGATCCCTGGCCAATCGCGAACTTGGCCGCGACCGGGGCATACGACAGCGCCTTGTCCAACTCCATGCCAGCGCCGACCAGCTGGTTGACTAGGTCAGCCACATCGTTGCGCGACATGCCTGTGTCTTGGGCGGTATCGATCACCGTCCGGGTGAGCTGCCGCTCCTCCGGCTTGTTGACGATGTCGGCCTTGATCGCAATGTCACGGATGACCGCTTGATAATTCGCGCTGATCATCGTCGGCACTGCGGCCATGCCCGTGGCAACTACGGTCTGGCCGATGTTCGACTTCAGCGAGGCCTTGCCCGCCTGCAGCTGCTGGTGCCCCTTGAGCTGCAGATCGGCGCTCTTCGCCTCACGCCCCAGGCGCTGATATTCACGACTGAGGCGACCAACCTCGATGCCCTGCTTGCGCAAGGCATCCAGATTGCTGTCCAGCTTGCGCTGCAGTTTGTCAGCACTCGCAGCACCGCTGTCGTGCGCACGCTTCCACTCTTCGCGCAGCTTGATGGTTTCGCCAATGGTGCTCTTCAGCACCTTGGCCCTGTTGCCTTTGGCTTCCAGCTTCTGGATGCCGTTCTCAACCGTCTTGAACGCTGCGCCTACCGATGAGGCAACAGCACCCCCGATCACCAGCGATAACGCTAGCCTGCTTGCCATCGGTGCCCCCTGTGCAAGCTCAATCCGTGAGCCACCAGACCATGTCCGCGTAGGACATGGTCAGGATCTCTGCGGCGGAGAAATTCAACTCAGCCGCAAGTCGCTTGGCTGCTTGCTTCTGTGTGGCGGGATTAAAGCTCGTCGTCTCGCACCAAAAAGTTGTAACCGGTCGCCAGACGGTTGTAATCCTTGTAGGTGAGGCCTTCCAGGTCCTTGACGTGAACGTCGGCCAGGGAGGCGAACAGGTTCAACTCGCGCTGCTCGTCGTCACCGTCCGAGGTCTGGGTCGAATTACGGATATCGCGCACAGTCGGCGCTCGCAGGGTGATGGTGTCTTGCTCAACGCCGTTGAGCTGGGCCGGACTGGTCAGCGTTACGGTGACGCGGTCGGCTTCCAGTTTAATGAATTTGGGCAGTGGCTTGGCCATGGATTTGGGTCCTTGATTCGAAAAGGGTTGCGGAAAAGACAGGGGGAATTACAGGCCGAGATCGCGGCGCTGGCTGGCCAACTGGTCGACGCCATTGATGACCCGCTTCATGCCGGCCGGGTCGATCTCGTAGATGACTTCGCCGGCGACCTCCAGCTTGTAATAGGTCAAGGCCACAGCATGCTTGAGCTCGGCCTTGTCGCCCGGCTTCCAGTCACCCATATCCAGCTCTTTCAGGGTGCCACGCTGGGTGACGATGACCGCCTTGGTTTCCCCCTTCTGGCCCTTGAACGAGCCACGGAACGTGCCGTTAAACGCGTTGCCATCAGCCAGGCCGTAGAACTTCAGCGACTCTTTACGCACGCCGGTGGTGGTGAAGTTGGACTCCATCTTCTCCATGCCGACGTCCATCTCGATAGGCATGTCCATGCCACCAGGGCGGTGCTCTTCCATCTTCAGCGTGAGCTTGGGCAAGGTCAGACTGGGCACATCGCCCTGGAAGCTGACACCGTCCACAAACAGGTTCATGTTGGCCAGAATTTCGGGAATCATTGCCATGTGATGCGCTCCTTACGCGACTTGGTCGAGGACTTCGGTCAGCCACTGATTGGTGACTTCGATACGGAAATTCGGGTTTTCAGCCGGCGGAACGTCGGTGAAGCGGATGTTCCAGTACACCTTGCCCTGCTCGAGCTGGCTGGCCGTGTTGAGCACCGGGTCGGCGTAGACCTCGAAGTTGATGATTGCGCCCTGGGCTTTCAGGTCGCGCATGAAGGCCTGCAGGCCATCGGTCACGTCGCGGATATAGGTCGAGGTGATGCCCCGGTCTACTGCCCACTTGTGGCCGTACAGGATGGCGTCCATGACCATGTCCATGGTCCGCACCCGGGTGACGAACGCCCATTTCGAATCGCTCGACAGCGTGCGGTTGCCCCACAGACGGAAGCCGTCGTCACGGATGATGGTCGCGATGTTGGCGTTGTTCAGCAGGTTGGCCCGGCACGTCTCGTCGCCATCCAGGTACTCGATGGCACGGGTGGTGCCAGTGATGCCGACAAACTCCTTGTTCGACGGCGACGACCAGAAGCCGTATTCGCTGTCGGTGTAGGCAAACACGCCTGCAGCCCAAGCCGAGGCCGGCGCGTCGATGGTCGCACTGGTGGTCGTGTCCCACAGCTGCACGCCCGGATCGACCATGTAAAGGCGCTTGGAGCCGAACGACTTGGCGTAGGTGGTGGCCGCCTCGTCAGTGGTGCCAGGGCCGTCGATGATGGCGACCGCGCGCAGCTTTTCCGCAATCGACTGCATAGCAGCGGCTACCGCCTGGGTCGCGCTGTGCTTGGGTGCGACGATCAAGCGAGGCTGTGCGTTGAAACGGCTCTTGCCATCCAGCAGCGCCTGCAGGCCGGTACGCTTACCGCTGGCCTGTACGCCACCAATGATCCCGGAAGTCTGCGCCGCCGGGTCGACCACTTTGGCCACGCCGGTAGCGACGATCACCGCCTTGGCGCGGGCATAGATGGCCTGGCAGGCCTTGGTAATGGCCGAGGCCGCGCCGAACGCGGCGACCGCCTCACGCTCGTTGGTGATCAGCACCAGGTCACCGGCCTTGGCCGTGGCGCCGGCGCCCTCGGTGAAGGTGTCGACCAGGCCAATGATCGAGGACGATGGCAACGAGACGTTGCGCGCGCCGGTGTCGACGTTCGTTACGGTAACGCCGTGAAAGAATCCAGACATTTGAAACTCCAGAAAGCACAAGGCCGCGTCATGCGCGGCCCGAGGATGGGAGAAATAAAACCGTCAGCGCTGCAGGATCTGCAGCACCTCGACCAGCAGCGCCACGATCAGGCAGGCCACCAGAGGGCAGAAGAAGTCGAGGCGACCGTCTACGGTCCAGCGCCAGATGCGCAGGCCG